AGGTGAGGCCCTGCTAATTTACCGACATGAGGTATATCATTAGGTATATAAATAGAACACAAGTTTCTTTTACTATAAGTTTCGTAAGGTTCTTCAAATTCATAATGCCTAGGAAAACCACTTAACACACCTTCAGTAGGTGTTTTTTTTAACATATCTATATACTCTACATCCCAATTATTTTTAAATCTGGAATGACTATCCACTAACAAAAAATAATCTTCATTATTATATAACTCTTTCATAATTATGTTTCTAGCCCAGCCAGGTCCTTCGGCATATTTAGGCAGCACATGTATAGTTTTTATATTTTTATTATCATTAAAATGAACTTGAAAATTTTTAAATACTGAATCTTCGTCTTGAATAAACACTCCCACATAAATTTTTTCTGGGTGTTTAGCTCTTTTAAATAAATCAATTAACGTTTGAAATATTTCAGTATCTTTATAGGAGGCTATACTTACAAAAATTGAGTTCATATTATTTGATAATTGCTGATGAACACTGTTTACATATTGAGTTAAAAGCTTTTTCATTTACTTCTTTTCTTTTTTTAGATGACCATACTTCTTCAATACTGTAATCATTTAAATTACCATACTTGTACTCCATATAAAAATCATTACAACATAAAAACACATCACCTTGTGGGGAAATGTGTAACCAATCTGTATCTCTTTTAGAGCTGCACCCAACCACCTTACCTTCTGGTAATTTATTCACCATAACATCTTTTAATAAACCTGCACGGTCAATAAGATTCCATTGTTCCGTAATTTTAATAGAAGGAAATAATGCTTTAGCAATAGCAACTTGTCTTTCCATCTCTGCAATCTCTAAGTCTGGAAAGTTTTTTAGTTTTTCAATATTTGATTTTTCATTAATACCATTTATTTGAAGTAATAAAACTTCAGGATTATATAAATTGTCTTTAGCGTAGCCTATGTTAGATATTAATTTATCAAACATAACTTCTTTCATTCCTGTTCTTTTCTCAAACAATCTTTTTTCATAAACAGGAGCGTTTACTGCAATCATACTTACAGCAGGTTTATATTTATTTATTAAGTCAATTTTTTTTGGCGTTAATGGTACGCCATTAGTAAGTAAGCATAAACTTAAATTGTATTTATTTAATATACTCAACATAGATTCAAAATGTTTATATAATAACACTTCGTTAAAATGAGAGCCGTAAATAAAATGAAGGTTAGGATTTACTAATGTTCCTTTTAGCTCAATAATGTTTTTAATTATTTTTTCAAATAATTGAATTGACATTTGATTTACTTGGTCTTTAGGATTACCCTCACTACTTATAGGGCAAAACCAACAACCCGCATTACATAAACCATTAGGGTCAAGTCCAATAAAATTTATCATTAATGATTATATTTATAGTGTGTATAAAAATTTCTAAAGAAAGTTCCTCCAAACGGTTCGTTTCTTCCGTGTTCACACACTGCTGATTCATATAGAATCATATCACCCGGTTGAGCATAGACTTTATACCACTCCCCATCATGTCCTTTTATATCTAAAGGCCAGTCATCTGCATACTTTTTGTTTTGACAACCACACTTTAAATCTTTATCAACTACTATAATGGAGCTAATGTGATGAGTTTCTACTCTTTCATAATGAGGAGTTAAAGTTGCTCCTCTTAAATAAGACCTTATACCATAAACATAAGATGGCGTTATATTTTGTTTTGAAAAATCTTTATGTATGTCTAATAGCTGAGAGTGTATTAAATCTCTAATAGAGGGTATAGTATCAAAGGGTAATAACTCTGAGCCACCTCCTTTTATAAAATCTTCTTTTCCTTCAAACTCTTCAGGTATGTTTTTGTTTTTTAATATGCCATAAGCATCTTGTATTATTTTCCAAGTTTGTTCTGGACACTTTCTAATTTCAAATCCATTTTCTGTTACTATAGGCAGTTGTGATTTATCAGTGTAAACTTTTAATTTTTCTTTAATTGTATTAGAGAAAGGATTTTCTACTTTAACTATTTTAGATTTTAAATTACTGTATTGTTTTTCATCACCTGCACCATCCCAAGATTTCTCTCTCCACCAAGAAGTTATAATGTATTTTTTTCCTGCAGTAACAGGCATACCTTCGTGTAAAGAACTTTCTTGCAGCTCCCCGTTAATCATATTTTCCCACCATAAAGCTTTACCTGTTTCGGGTAAAACAATTTGATTTAGTTTAGGAAAGTTAGTTCCCCCTCCCTCAAATTCTTGATTAAGATATACCATTAAAGTATGGGTTCTGTTTCCTGATGCCTTACAGTGCATATCATATCCTGCTCCTGTAAAATAATCATGATGTGGTTTAAAGTATTGACCAACTTCATACATCTGACCTTGTATGGCTTCCCCTTTATTAACATCCAAATTAAGTAAAGCCGCTATTTTATTGTTTATTTTAGAAATCACAGGGTCATTCATGTCAAGATTAGAAGTGCTTGAGGTTCTATAATCCGAGATAGCTGTTCTATCAGAAACTCCTTCAACAACGGAAGAGCGTGTGTGATTTTGATTAATTAAATTTATTATATATTGAGAATCTTCAACAGATATGAAGTTGTTTATGTATTGCATTAGATTAAATTTTATCTAAGTTAAAAAATAAAATTAATATTATGGACATCCTGTACAAGAAGTGAACGAAGTGCCGTTCCAATATCTTGAATAACTACCATCTGTAACATACACAGCGCCAGATAAAGATGAACAAGTATTGTCTGCTCCATAATAAACAGTTGCTGAACAGAACGAGCCTGAATCAAAATATTTTGTTTCATATCTAGTAGATTCACATGCGTCATTACCGCTAATAGTGCTTTGAGCTACTGAGATTCCTATACACGTAGGGTTAGGAGTCGGAGTTGGAGTCGGAGTTGGAGTCGGAGTTGAAGCTTGACACGTAGCACAATCCACATAAGATGTGTAAAGGGTGTAATCTGGACCACTTGCACCGTTTTCATTTGCAAATTCATAACAAGTTCCTGATATTTTTAATACAGTTGGGAAGGTGTCAGCGTATGGCGCTCTAACCTCTGCTACTACATCATCACCACAAGCTATATATTGTGCATATTTATATGTTGGAGTTGGAGTTGGACTTGGCGTAGGCGTAGGACTTGGTGTTGGAGCAACACAATTAGAATCTGTACATCCACTATAATAAACCGTAACAACTGTTACTGTACATTCAATTGTTCCAGGAGTTAAATTAATTATTTCCCAACAATCATTCGGGTCAAGAGTTCCAAAAGAACATGTGCCTGATAAGCTTAAAGCAGCCCCTACCGGTAGACCTGATTGTCCAGTTAACCTTAAATACCTTAAAGCTGAACCTGGTTGATTACAAAGCCTTGCGGACACCTCTTGGTCTGGAACAGGAGTCGGACTTGGAGTCGGACTTGGCGTAGACGTTGGACAGCCTGTGTCAGTTCCCACTTGTTGTATGTTACTACAAGTGCCTCCACCTGGAGTTGAAGCTCCTGGGTCTCCTGCATAACGATAGAAAGCTCCTGTTGAACCATCAATAAATCTTTGGTCAAATGTTGGAGCTGATGCAAATTGTTGCCAACAATCAGACGCTATAGAACCATCACAAGTTTGTAATCTATAAAATAAAGGAGCTGGGGTCGGTGTTGGACTAGGACTTGGAGTCGGTGATGGACTTGGAGTCGGACTTGGTGTTGTTGGTAAACAAGTTGCACAATCTCCGTATGAATCAACTATATCTACTGTGCTTGTTGATATGGTTGTTTGTTGGTTGTCATAACAATTTCCATTAAACTTAACAACAGCAGGGAAAGACGCTCCGCTAAGAACTCTAAATATTTGTGTTGGCGTGTCACCACACTTAGTGTAAACTCTATAGTCATAAGAAATTGGTGTCGGCGTAGGCGTCGGTGTCGGCGTAGGCGTAGGCGTAGGCGTAGGCGTAGGCGTCGGTGTCGGCGTAGGCGTAGGCGTCGGTGTCGGCGTAGGCGTCGGTGTCGGAACTGGCGCACAAGAAGCACATGCTACTTCTGCAAATAAAACACCTGAAACCTGCTGCCTTACAACAGTTTCATCTGAATAAAAACCATTAGGAGCAAACGTAGTTAACGCAGCATCTGTATACAGTGCTGTAGCAGTTGAAAAACTAGCCGAGTTAAAATAATATGTTCCTAATGCTGCCATTTTATATTTTACAAATTTACTAAATTATTGCAATGCACATCTATTGTCTCCACATCCAGTTACTTGAACAATGGCTTCTCCATTTATTCCCCTACCTGCTATTTGAATTATTGTTGCACATCTAGTTTCACTTCCATCATTATATTGTACTACATCATTTACAACAAACGAACCTAAACTTGTGTTTGATTTTATTTGAACCACACTTCCACTAACACAATCAGTAGCTTCATAATAATTATATGCTGGTGGGGGAGTTGGCCCAGGTGTAGGCGTTGGTGTTGGTGTTGGTGTTGGTGTTGGAAACGTACAATTACAGCATGCATCTATTATATTAACACTTGAATAACACAACGTTGATGACACAGAACTTCTATAGTCATAAATTAAATACAACTTACTACCGCCTGTTGGCATTACAAAATTACCTTTATATAATGTTGGAGCTCCGCTAGCATCGGTAACAGGTGTACAACAAGCATTTGCAACTGACAATAAAGCATTTATATCTGAAGCTGTGTTTGAATATAAAACATCAGTTCTTAAAAACATAAATTTATTGTTAGTCGTATCAAATACAAAATCATCAAAATTAATCTTGTTGGATATTATATTTATCTGAGAATTATCAGGTGGAATAATTCCACCACCCTGACTTCCTGATAGTATAGAATATTGAGAAACAATAGGTTCTGCCGTATCTGAACTAAATGTTACAAGGTCAGATTGAGTAGGAGAATTGGTTGTTCCTAAAGACCAGTTATATTCATTGTGAATAAACTGACCTGCATTAGACCCGCTAGTTATACACACACTGTACACAGATAACTGTACTGCCGCAGGACAACTAACGTCCACTTGAATGGTGTCATTTACAGCAGAATCTGTAGAAATAGTAACCACTGCTTGGTCAACAGAAGTAGAATCTTTATCAAAAGTAAAAGAGCCGCTTTGGTAAACCAGTCCTGAGGTATAGGTTTGACCATTATAGTTCACTACAATAGTATATCCTGTACCAGAAGCTTGTCCTTCCGTCTCTATTTCCACTCCCGCTTCTGTTACTACATTTTGAGAAGTAGATTCAGTTACTATTAAATCTGAATTTTCAAAAGGTATAATATAATTTACTGTTACTGTTCCAACTTCTTGAGTAACATCTACACAATAAACAAAGTTTTGCCCAGCAACAACTGTAATGCTTTTATTAACACCACAAGCTAGACACGCAGACACTTCAGGTTTTAAAATTGTATTAGAGGTAAACACATACTCATTCATGTATGGGTCAAATCCTCCTAATTTTTGAGTAGCTATAGCGTCAGTAAATAAATCTCTAAACCAACTTCTCATTCCTTGTTGAGAAACAAGGGTTAATTGCTCATTAGAAGCAGAGCTTCCAGTTAACTGTATTACCGCACTTCTTTTAGCGTCAGTAAAATATTTATTCTCGCCCCAAGCAACAAAACTTTCTGGATGATTACTAATACCATAGTTTTCTATCCTAGCTATTTGAAGCCCTAGAACTTCAGGAACGGAAGTTACCGCTCCTCCTCCTACAGCATCAGATAATAGATTTTTACCTGCAAGCACGTAGGATATTTTGTCTTCCTGAAGAGTAAGTATGTCTGTTTCTCTAGCAAACAAAATTTCTATATCCCCAAATGAATCTTCTAATGGTTTAAAATTTAATAAACCAAGGTTAAATTCATTTAACTTATTAATGTTTGATTCATCATTGTAAACACCACTATATGTTAAGTCAGCAAATCGGTGGGCTTTTTTAAACTGAACGTTTGAAGTGGTAAAAAGTCTGTTTCCTAAATTAAATGATTTCCCTTTAATTGAATCTCTTACTTTATAACTTTCAACTCCATTACCAAAAGCAAAACAATTAAAAAATCCTGTGTTTATGATTGCTGGATTTATCAAAGTTTGATTTTGTACATTCCCTAAATGTAAACCTGTTGCTCCAATGTCAAATGATTCATTGTTTTCATACCATACATCATCTAATGCAACTGCTGGCTCTGTTTCAAAAACAGTTATTGAGTTACTTCTAACCACAGTAAACTGAACCTCTACTGTTGATTGTTTATTTTCCGTTGTACTACACCCGTCTGTACTAGAAACTAAAAGATAAGGAAGATTGGGACCACTAGAATTAGTGGTATTGTCTTCGTATAAAGTGTAATAGTTTATTTTCTCAGGAGTAACTGCTCCAGCTCCCATTATAGTTGCCACTTCTGTTTGGTCTTTAACACCTGAACTAGGAGCACCACCAGCTGTTATTTTAGGCAGCTCAGTATTATCCATAGTTTCATCAGCAGACCCTAACTCCTGTACCCCATCATTTAAAATAAAACCTATGTTGTCACCATCAAACCATTCTGCCATATTATCATAATCTCTTGAAGCCGTAAGAGTTCGTTCCAAAGTGTAATTACGTCTTTGACATTGACTTCCAAAAACAGATTTCCCTCCATTTCTCCTAAGGGTAATATTCATTTCTATTTGAGTTCCAACCGGAACATCATAAACAGTATAACCCGTTACTGAACCTGCTGCGTCTTTGGTCGTAGTAAAAAATGGATAAGCAAGTATTGGATATCTATCTGCGGTTTGAGAAAAAACCGGGTCTACCTGAACATTAATAACGCTCAAGGCGCTATTTACAGCAGAGAAATTTGAAGGGTTTATTTTCATAAAAGTACCACCTTGAACCTCTATCTCTTCCCCTTGAGAATCTTGAACATTTATAAAAGCTGCTGATTTATTTTCTTTTTCTAATACAGTAGCGTAAACACATCTATCTACATATCCGTTATTATCTCTTTTAACAATAAGCCTATCTCCCTCTTCTACTTTATTTGCGTTTTCTCCTTCTAATAAATAAAAAGCAGTACCATCACTTTCGTCAATATAATTAATATTGCTATATATAGTATCATACGTAGTCGCACTAGGTTTTAATACAAACTTATATTTAGTTGCCCAGCTAGGAGCAATTTGAGAAGGAGGTATGGAGGCTTGAATAGAGTTTTTTGTGTTAGAAAACTGACAAGGTATATTCAAAGTATTGTTTGGGCTAACCTGAGCGGTTGATGCTCTATTAAAATCATCCATGTATACAATTCCCAGCTCATATCCTCTGTTACTGTGAAGACTTTTTATATTACTTAAGTCCTGAAAAGTTGCTGCCGTGTTTACATATCTAAAATATTCATACGCTGAACTAGTGTAATTACCAACTTGATATACCCCAGCTACTATTTGAAAACCAATAGTTGTTCCCGTTGATGTTGGAGGAATAATTTCTACTACACCACCTCTTACAGTGTTAGGAGGAACAACATTAGGGATTGCGGTGTTTGTAGTTTTTACTCCAGTTTGGTCAAGACTATAAGTGGTGTCAAGAATTTGAGGAATAGCTGCGTTTACAACATCGGTAAGTGTAAAACCTAATGGAGCGTTCGGTTGTTTTGACGAAACCGTTTGTATCGTACCAGCTGTTCCACTCGATAAACTTGTTCCTACTTTATCTACAAAATCGGCGTCGGTTGCTAATTCTAAAACACTACTATAATCTCTTTGTAAAGTATAAGACCAAGTAATAAAAAAAGTAGCACTAGGTGGGGATGGCGTAGGGTTAAGGGTTGGAACTTGAAAAGTTGAATGAGTAAACCCAAAGTCCAGATTAATTCTAGTATTTTTTTTAAGATTATTAACTTGACCGCCTAAATTTACATTCATTATGCTGTCAGATATATCAATGTTAGGTATTAATAATCCCTGACCTAACGTGTATTCTCCTTGAGATGTTGTAACTGGTAATGATGTTACAGCAATTTGTTCATTTAATCCAGCCACTGTATAATTAAAATAAACAGGGTTGCCAAATATATCTATTAGATTATTACCATCTTCATAGTTACCATACACCAACCTATTCCCCATAATAGTTTGCGCCTTTGCTATTAAAGGAACATTGTCGTACAATCTTAATATTTCCGAACTTGGAAGAATAGTGAATATTTTTCTATTGGTAAACTGCACAGTATGATTAGTACTGTTGTTAAGTCCTAATTGTTTTTTATTATAAGTTTCTACTATTTTAATTACCGTACTATCTGCTTCTTTAAAAAGTAAATCTATCTCCGTAACCAGTGAATTACCAGTATCAAATGTTATACTACAGGCATTAAAAGAGTTAATCATCCCCTCATTTAAATAACTGTTTATGCTAAATTGAAAAACACCCGGTACAAAGGATGGTTCACTAAATTGAGATGTGGCTGAGTACTCATTATTAGAATATCTAAACCTATATCCAAAACATATAATTTTATCTTCTAACCACGCATCAGAAACAGCAATACTAAAAAGACTAATTGTTGGCGCACTTGTGGGTGGTCGTTTAATAACTAAAATTTCTTCGTTATTAAATTGGTCAATATTATTTACTGGAACTGAGTAAGACTTGTTTACATCAATAACTCTTGGAGCATTAGTGTTGTCTGTAAAAAATAATAAATTATCAACCTTGTTTACACCTGTAATTAAAAATTGAGAATTAAAATTTAATGTAGTAATTCCCCCGCTGCCATTATCTATACTAATTACATGATAAATTAAACCCCCAGTTGTAACATTGTAGGATATAATTAAATCTAAATTCCCTGTAGCACCAACTGTAAAAGCAGAATCATGTATAAACCAGTAAATAGTTTCATTAGCACCATCTTCAAAAGCTCCTATACATCTAGCAGATGAACTTAAAGCTGTACCGTCAATATATTGTAAAGAAGTTATTTTACTGTTTCCTTTAGAATTTTCTACTGCACCGATTTCAGATTCTTCAGTTGAACCAAGTCTGACATTTAACGCATCAATATACTCTCCGTTAGGTATAAGCCTTTCGTCAAGGCTTTTATTCATTCGGCCTGCTACAAAATTTCTTTGAATGTTTGCCATTTTATTTTATCCACTTATTCTCACCTCTGATATTCATAAGCAATCTGCTTGGGTGAATATTACTTAATCTGATTTTAGCGTTTCTTAATAAAGCTTGTTTGTCTTTTTTAGCCCTGTTAATTATATATTCTTGAACTCCAAACCTACTATTTAAAAGAGCATATTTTATGTACGCATAAATATATTCTTCAAACATTTTATTTACACTTACAGCTGAATCATCACCATTTTCCATACCATCTGATATATATTGTAGTACACAATTTTTATTAGCCATAGTAGAATCAAAATTAATAACACCAGCTTTTTTATCAATAGTAAACGTAGGATTTATGTTAGCTGTCTCTGTATTTAAACCGTATCGAGCTCCAATTTGAGAGTTATATACATCACCATCACAATCAATACAATTACCGTTTTCGTCAAGTGCATTGTTTTGATTTAAATATATACTATTTAAAGCACCACTTTTTCTTGAAGCATCTAAAGTAGATTCATCTATGTTTACTGCGTCTGCAGCATCGTATGTAAAAGTAGAGCTAGCAGTTTGTATATAAGAAGTTGCTGATTGAACTTGAATATTTTCCACCAAATCCCTTAAAGTATTATTTTCAAACATTGAAAGTTTTACCCAATTAACAAAATCAGAAGGCAAAACAAATCTTAAATCATCATAAACTTTTAATTCTAAAGATTTAATTTCTTTAAAGGCGTCGTAGTTTAATTCTTGTATACCTCTTTTTGCATGAAACAATATTTGATATCTATTTAGATTGTTAAGTATCTCATGGTTTCCACTATACATTAATTGGAAATTAGTCATTATATCACTTAATGATACGTATTGGTAATTACCCCAATTAGCATCCGTTGGATTAACACCGTCATTAGTATAATATTTTTTTTGAGTTATATAAGCCATAATTAAGTATTAGTTTGATTAATGTTATCTTCTTCCATTTGTCCAAACTGAAACACATCAGCTTCACGAATAGAAACTCCTGCATATTGTAGAATTTTAGCTACTAAATTATTTGAATCATCAAGAGGTAATTCAAAATCTTGAAAATCAGTTTGAGTTTGGTCAAACAAAGGTTCTCCGTTATATAGCGTTACATAAGTCCATTTAGGGTCTTGAGGATATCTAACGTATACCGCTTGAATATCTGTTGCGCCACTATAAGATGAAGGAAAAATAGTAATTAAATTTCCTTGCTCTGTATACGCAGGATAGTTAGGCGAAGGTGCAGCAAGTATAGAGCCTGTAAGCAGGTTTATTTTATTGTGACTAATTTTTTCCGCTTGTCCTTGATAAATATTATTTGAAAAACAATTTATACTGTTAATCAAATAATAATCAAATCCAGTCGTAGCAGCTGAAGGTAAATTATAAATGTTACCTGCGCTTTGTGTTAAAGTTGAAGTTAAAGAAAATGTGTCAATCACTTCTTCGTAACCAAGTTTTATATCAGCATAACCTGTCCCTGAAATTCTTGCATTCTCTTCATTAATTTGCTGATTATAATTTATAAAATATTCGTCAAAAATATCTAACTGAGCCTGTTTAGCAAACAAATTAAAATCACTAGGAGATATATACCCATAGTTATTCTTATTGATAATTGCAAGCACAGTATTTCTTACTGAATTTATCATTTGAAAATCTTTTTACAAAGATACAT